TCTTAAAAACGTATATATAGTTTCGTTAAGAGTTTTTACAACTCTTCTCAGAAACTACGAGCTTGGTTTTTATAACCAGCTCAAAACGATCAGTCCGGATAGACTTTTCGTCTCACACTTGTGTTTTTACAGCACAAAATTTGTTTCTCGATTTCTCAAATCGACTAAGATTTTATATCTTAGGTTGCACCGCAAACATAAAACGGTAGTTCATTTATTGAACGAAACAGTGTTAAAGTTCACTTACAAAACTCTTAGGATTTTATATCTTAAGGTCGTCCCGACGAACATAATCGGAAAAGTGTTAAAGTTCACTCACAAAACTCATAGAATTTTATATTCTGTGGTCGTACTCTCGAACATAAAGAGCGTTTCACGATGTCGCATAATCGCACAACAATTACAACTGGATCCTTATTAGGAACTAGGGCTCAATTACAACAACCGACCATAACTCCTGAATTAATAACTCAGGAGTTTAATTCGAATGATTTTATTTCTCGTTTATTGGGAGATGATGATTTCGAAGGTCTCACGCATCCTGACCTAAAACTCAAGGATGCGAGCTCAACTCTCATAACGGTTAATGACATTCCTACCACAGCTGGAGTTCCTATAACTCAAGCTGGCCATTTAACTTATCTTATGGATAAACTTATTCAGTCATATAATCGTTTACCAACAATGCGCACTACTGTGGATGCAGTTTTGTGTAAGTTGTCTCAAATGAAAACATCATTACTCACCTTTTCACGTGAAACAGTTATTGCAAATATTTTAAAAGGATCCGATCCACTTACTCGTTTATTTTTTGAACGAGCTGTTGAAAACCATCCATATTTGCGATCACTTAGTAACGTTGATAAAATTCATACACTAAAGGTTATTCTACATACAATAAACGTGGCACTTTTATTGATTAACCTTATAACAATGTTTTCACAATCATCAACAAAAGCGGTTATTTCACTTCAAATCGCATCTATTATAACAAGTATTACCATTTTTTTGATTGAACTATATTCTCATTATAAGCGAGTTCCCTATATGTTTAACGTTGAAGAAATGTTAACAGAATTAATTCATTCTAAATTAGATTCTCATTTTATATCACGTTATGATTCTCGTAGAAATCAGATTTTAGTAGATTTGTTTACAAATTATGGCAAACGTTTTGATTTACCTTCAGAAGTTTTAAATGTTGCTCGAGACAAATTGTCAGGAGAAACAGCCGATATAATTGTTTGTCCTGAAGGATCACAATATTTTGACTATGCTATATCGGTGGCTGAGAAAACTGCTCAATTGCTTGCAAAATATCCTGGTATTCGACATATGAATATTATAAACCGTATTCGATTTGATCCACAAATTGGAGATGGTTTACATAATGCATTTGCCCATTTTACATGTGTTCAGGAACTCCATCCAGACAACCTTAAACAACTCAATCTATTAGAAGATGATTTGGCTTATTGGAAATTAATTATATACCACATTAAAATGAAAACTCCCTATAAAGATTTGTCAATGGAAGGCTTCCCAACTCTTACTCATCAGTTTGGTTCAATTGGACTCCACGGATGGACAATACATACCAGTCAAGCTGAGGAAGCGAGTATTTTACCTCAAATTGGAAAGGCTGCTTGTACGCTTCTGGCCCTTGTCAGTGCTAGCTTAACAACCCTAACAGGCAATAAATCTATAACATCTATATTTAAAAAAATTAAAAGTTTTTTCAAGGATTGGAAAGATTCAAAATCATTAATAACTGGCTTTAAAGCAGCTTTTATTGGTCTGGTTTATGATATGTTTGGATGGGATATTGGCAATTTGCATGCAATTAAAACACATGCAAAAGAGATTCAAAAAAATTTATTACAGTGTTCAACTTTATCACCTCATGTTATATCTTGTAATCCCATATTGAAATCACGAATTGAGGGTTATCAGATTGAAGCAACTCAAATTTTATTAGATCTTAAAGATTTTGATTCTGAAGATTTGAAGGATATGATTCGCGACTTACAAATTCTCATTGCAAATGTTTCAAAAATCTTAGCTGATAGCCATGTTGTTCTATCTACATCGACATTACGGCCTATACCAGTTGCCCTCTATTTAGGAGGTCATGCAGGTTCAGGTAAGACTCACTTTGCTCAACATATATTAGGACCATATTTACAGGATAAATTGAATATTTCTTTACCAGTTGAATTTTCAGTAGATGCATCTGGACATTTTAACCTTATAAATCCTATGGAGGCTGATCATTTGTTTACAGATGAAGTAGCTGCTTCAATCGATGATCCTTTAGTTCCCTGTCTGAATAAATTGATTTCAGAAACTATGTTTTCAGCACCAGGTGCCTTTTCTAAAGATATTAAACTTGCACCTAAAATTGTTACTCTATGTAACAATGAGGAAGAGATTACTAATGCTTCAAGTAAACCAAAATTTTTACAAGCACTAACTTCACGTCTTACACAATTTAGAGTTACCCATAATGAATACCGTCCAGATGGTTCTCAAGACAGAAGTTCGCTTACACGCATGCCAAATATGGAAAATGTAACTTTTCAACGCATTAAGACAGATATTCAAGGAAAAACAATTGAAACTCAAGAGAAATTAACTGCTCACGAAGTATGTGAACTGGTTTACAAATTAATAGTTGCTGAACAAAAGGCATTCGAGCGAAAACAGGAACGCCGTCGCAAACGCACTTGCGAAACTCAAGGTCCTTTTGACTTTAGTTTATTAGACTTTTCCCAATCAAGTGCGTTGTACAAAAAATATGTTCATGAAAATCTACATATATTGTTTGCTTTGACCAAAGAATTTTCATCACCAAATGATTTATATCCATTATCTGAATATCTTAAAACACAAATTTGTGTTCATTTAGATAATGATGAAATTAAACGGATAGGCTCAGGATCAGATGTACTCTGTTGTAAACAAGTTGAGCGTAATGGAAAATTTGATTATCTGGCTAACAAACATTTAACAACATCACAAGCGTGTATTCAACAAGAGAAGGAAACTTTATTCTTACATATTGTTGGCAAACCTGGAACAGGAAAATCTACTTTAATTCGAGAACATTTAACAATGCTTTCAGAAGCCACTTCGTACGAAGCATTTTATGCAACAGCATTTTCAGTTGATGTCATCAAAAAGGATGTTATTTCGGCTAAATCGCCTATTATTTTGGCTTTGGATGATTATATAATGTTGAAGCCAGCAGATTTCCAAGGTTTATATGATCATATTCCAAAAGGTTCAATAGTTATATTTAATTCCAATATTCAATTTCGAGATTGTAGTTTCTTAACAAAATTACGTTATCGCATGAATTCACTTAAATATATTGACTTTAATAAATCTGATCCGCAACCTCCAATTGGTTGGTATAGACGATTAAATTTACCATTTCCAATTTTGGCAATGGGGCAAATCGTAAGACCGAATTATTCAACACAAATTATAAATATTGACCGATTGGAACCAGCATTATCAACTGAAAAGTTTAAGGCTTGGACAGAGGGTGATTTTTTTAAACATATTGTAAAACCTATGAATTCACGAGTAACCATAAAATATTCAGTGCTGGAATCCGAAATGCCAAAACCTTCAACTGAGGTGTATTTGCGTTTTAAAAATGAAGCAGCATTTAGATCAATCATGTCATCAGATGTTCAGGCAGCAATAAGTTTTAAAATGGCATTATCTGGTTTTAATAATAAATTGGAAATTAAAGTGGGCACATTGCCCACTCCTGAGGACTTAGATTCTGTCGAATTTCCTAGTTTTACAGGTCAAAGCTCATTGGAAACATACTTGCTTGGTTTGTTTCCGGTATTTCAAAAAATTTTCCCACGAGCACAAGGAGCGACCATCAAAATTGATAAACGCATAGAAGCTACACTGTTAAATGGATCAATCTTTACTACAGCAGCTAATCCATTGTTGCAGGAGGGAATTGAATTTCATACCGACGGAATTCGAGTTACTCGAGGTGATGATAATGATTTCTTTACTTTGGATGAGGTGTTATCGGTTATATCCAAACAACTTACTGATATTACTCAGATTCAGACTAAACATAAACCCTGGTCAGTTTTGATCCTTTTATGCAACAAATCACAAATACGGCAACGTTTCATTCAATTAGGTTTAGTTGCCAACAGTACTTATGAAATTAACATGGAAGATCCAATTGTTTCAAAATTTAAAGAAATTATTTCATCAACACCTTTTAAAATCTTTTGTGGAATATTTATTACGATATTTACACTTATAACAGCAACATCATTGGTTACATTAGCTTATGGCGTTTATAAATTGTTTTCTGGAGATGCAAAGGACATAACAGTTGATCAAGATGACGTTTTCTTTACTGCACAAGGTAAAATGGACTTTGATTGGAATGATGATGTTGATGAGGCAATTGAACAAGGTTTGCTTCCAAAATTGGGAACTCCAAAACAGTTTCCTAAGTATGAACAAGATATATCAACTTATACCATTGATTATTCATCAAAGGAACAGTTGCCGGATAATATGTATGGTTCACCCCAAGAAGAGAAACGTACAAAGAAAAAGGCAGTGTCAAAGAAATATGGAGGAACTGGTTGGACTACGCACTTGAATGCGCTTATGAAGGCTAAAAATAGAAGATTGACACCCCAAGAAGAAAAGTTGGCGTATGAAGTTTGGTATATGGTTGAAGAGGATCGCCATAGACGTTGTACGGAAGAATTTGAAACAGAAGAAAAACATCGCTTCATGGAAGAGAATGATTGGGCTTTGGGTTATATGTCAAACAATAATCCAAAATTAGTAGAAACTAAAATTAAAGCCAACGAAATTAAGAAAAAGCATGTCAACCGTTATGTATCGCAGATGATGAATTTCGAAGCTGCTACAGGCCAAACAACAGTCCACGATTTTAAAATTAATAAATTATTGGCTGCTCAATGCTTAGTTCAATCATCCTGGGGGGGTTTGATGGGAGCATTTATAGGCGAAAATTATGTTGCTACATGTTCTCACATCATGTCCAAAGAAGCATTTAAGGAAAAGAAACCATTATATGTCACAGAAATTATTAATGGTCAAGAAAAAGTTTGGCAGGCTTACGCATGTTATCATGGTTTTCGTACAAATTTTAAAAATAAATATACAGATTTGCTAATCGCATATATTCCTGACAAAAATTTTCAACCAAAACCTCAACTATTAAAATATATGAAGACTGTAGAAGAATTTGTAAATCACCAAACCCAGAAAGATATATTAAATACGGCTGTTTGTTATACAACAAAAGATGGCTTAAAACGCGAAGTATTATTACAGTCTAAAGTTTTGGATACTGAGATTTATTCTTATGATGCAAAAGGTAACTGTGATGTTCACTTTAATTCACCGATAACATCACATGAAATAAATTCTAACACAGGCATTACCCAGTTGTATAATAGCACATTCGTACCTGGATCTTGTGGTTTAATTGTTTTCACACGCGAAGAACCAAGTGGTAGTAATTGGATCGTAGGTATGCATGCTTCTATGAATATGCGAACAAAAGACATTGAAGCTTTTCCTTTATATCGCGATCAGATAGTTTATATAATAAAGAAACATAAAGCTGAGTTGGCAAAAATAGGATCACTTACACCAGAGGATTATATCAATTCGTTTATTTTAGCAGGTATTGAGCCACCTCCAATTGAACTTCAGAAGCACCTTTTCTACATTGGAGAGAATCAGATTGCTTGTTGTAAATGTTTCGCAAAATTAAACCTCAAGAATTATAAAATTCATGAATGTGGGCAGCATCGTTCTCAGGCAAACGTAATTGTTAATTATGAATTTGCTGGAGCCAAACTTACTTGTGACGTGCCTGATTGGTGGAAAGAAATATTAACTGACTTAATTGAAAAACCACGTCAGTTGCCAGAATGTGCAATAATGGGAGATGAAATTGTTAATACAAGTTCACTAAAATATCTTGGAAAATCTTGGTTCAAAATGCCCGAAAATATAAAACCGCGTTATAAATTGGCACCTTATGTTGATCAAATACCATATCCAATTTTGAAGAAACCCGCTCTGCTTCATCCATCACAAGCAAATCAGAACACTTATGATAAGTTGGATAATGTATATAATGTTGTTTACGAAGGAAATAAGATCGTTAAAACTGGAATACGCGGAAAATCTATTCAATCAAGTCAAATCAAATTAATGACTGGTGGTACAACAGATGAATTATGCAAACAATTTTTCGGTCAGCATAATTTTGTGAAGGCTCGCGCTATGTTTTCGGATAGGTTTCATAAAATTGTGAAACAAAATCACCCAAATCTGAAATATAGATTTCTGAGTCTTGATGAAGTTATAAATGGAATAACAAATCAAAATCATCCCTTATCAAAACATATTTATAATATGGATTTGGATTCGGAAGCAGGGCCCACATGTCATCTATTGGGAGATAACATTAAAGGAATTAAACGCGATTTTTTTATTCAGAAAGGAAAAAATCGTGATGGCTCAGATCGATATGAATTGACACCAGGTGCATTGAAGTATTGGGCTAGAGTTAGAGATAATGCTAAAAAGGGTATTGTAACTTTTGCTCCCGATCATCTAAAATTAAAAAACGAGAATTTGAAAGTTGAGAAAGCAGATCAAGGCAAAACACGTGCTTATGTTTCTCGAGATATGTTTGGTATGATGTTGGAGAAAACTGCTTTTGGTTTTCTCCAAGGTTTGTTTCATTTGGATGGTTGTCAAAATTTTTCTGCTATTGGTTGTAATCCAATAACTGATTACCCCCAGTTAATTCAGCGTTTTAAAAATCAAAATTGTACAAATTTAATATGCTATGATGTCTCCAGATGGGATAAAAACACACTTCGAATATTGCTGGAGGAATGTTTCAAAGCTATATTAGAATATCTTGAATATGAATTCAATATTACAGAAAACCAAATTAATACCCTTAAAGTTGCTTTTGCCCAAATTTTAACAACTTATTTTATTACAGGCAATGAGTTTTATGAAAATGGAAGAAGTATGCCATCAGGAACCTATGTCACAGCACTCATGAATACCTGTTTAAATGAATACTTATTGTGTTTATTTGTAGCTTATAAAGCTGAACAGGAAAAACGTAATCCTGATGCTATTATGAAATTAATAGCATCCTGTTTTATGGGTGATGATGGTGTTGTTGCCTTTCCAGATTCTTTGATTGAATTCTTTGATCCCATTGAACTGCAACGTATATACAAAGAGATGAATGTCGAATTGACTTCAACAACAAAAGATGGATCAGACATTGGTATTGTCGGTTTGTTGGATTTTGAATTTTGTAGTAGAACTGTTAAGTTGCATCAAACATCCAAAGGAATTATTACAACTTTTCCCTTAAAAGAAATTTCAGTGAAATCTGATTCGCATTGGTTAACTTCTAACTCAACAGAAACAAAATTGTCTATTTGTCGAACAAAATTATATGAAGCTTGTTTGCATGGTCTCGAATTCTATGAGAGTGAAGTAAAATGTATCAAGATTATTTTGGATACCTTACCTCTCGATGCACAACGAGAAATTCGAATACCATCATGGGAGGAACAATTAGATATTGTTCTTTTCTCTGCATCCACAGAGTTGAAGGGAGCATTGCAACAAGAGAAAACTCATCAATCACAAGGTTATATTCTTACGACAGCGGTTCAGCCCTTGTCACCTGTTAAAAGATTTATAATGGGTAATGTTTCTGATTCTAAATTCGTATTCGCAGGAGAAGAAGTTCCCGAATCTTATTATTCATTATCCAAACTTAATACGACAACACCTGAAATAGATTATATTTCTCGAGTTCAAGAAATATGTCAAAGTCAGAAATTGCAGGTTCCGGAATACCTCTTTCAGAGGTTACCCAGCCCCGATCACATCCCAGAATTCGCGTGTTCCGCGATTTTGGAGGACAAGGCAGGAAATTCACATTATATCATCCAAGAATCTTCGACCAAGAAGAAAGCCAAAGTGATGGTGGCGAAGGAATTTTATCACTTGCTCACCTCTTCGAGGAGATCCCAAATGGACGCCACGAAGCCGGCTGCAACTGCAGTGCAGGCTGGAGATGCTTCATTCGAAAGCATGCTGACAACAGCGCCGACAGCAGCACCAACGGAGATTATACAGCCAAGTTTAGAACAATTGACTGATGTACTGAATTATGGAGATCCTCGTGAGCTTATTGATGTAATTAAAACTCAAATTTTTCCAATTCGTGACATAACATTTAATGCTGCAGCAACACCTGGCAGTATCATAGCAAAAATCCCTTATGGACCAGAATATCTCCCTACAGTTATGGCTGAATATTTTGCAAAACATAAATATTTTAAAGGAATGTTTTATCACACTTTGGTTCTATACAGCAATGCTACGGTAACTGGGGCTATTCGTATATCCCATGTTAAAGATATTGATAAAGATGTCTACACGCGAACTGAACTTGTGGAAACTAACCATTCTGAATTAGTTCAATTAAATCAAATTTCAATGACTGCAAATACTGCCCGAAATTGGTTTATTGACTATGCTGCTCAGGCAGATAAAGTTTTACCAACGAAAGAAATTCTAGAAGGGACTTACAAATGGGTTCCTTCTCGTCCAGGCATAATAGTTACCATGGAAGTTCCGGTTCAACAAATTTATGGCCAAAACTTAAACTTGACTTTACAACACTATACAGGTTGGGGAAACCTGGTAGTTTCAACACCGATTTTAACACCAGCTTCATCAGGAATAAAACCCGGTACTAGAACTATGCTAGAGGCCATGCAGGGTATGTCTTTAAATACAATAGTTTCTTCACTTGAACCCGGTTTACTAGATGGTGATATTGAATTAACAACAGATGGATGTGCTTATCCTTCTACAATATTTACCAAAACTCGTGAATATTCTACAGGAGGAATTGAAATTGGACGTCCAGCTCAAATCGAAATTATATGTCAAACTGGAGTTAAATTGAAAGATGAGGATCCTTGGTATAGAGTAGAACCGAAATTGGCGAATGCTTGCATGTCAACTGCAGAGCTTAAAAGCGGTTCAGGGACAGTTTATGCCAGATTATTCTTACTTGAGGGTGAAGCGCCTATTAAGTTTGAAAATATCAAGGATCATGATAGTTTTGAGAAGTGTTTGACAACAGGCTATCGCACAGCTACCAAAACTGGTGTTGCATTCCCATTCCCCGATAAAGACTTTGCTAATACAGATTCCACATTAGCATCAATCCAACAGGCATTTATTGATACATACAATGAAAGATGTACTACATCTCTTCAAACGTTTTCATCAAACCCCTTTAAATTAAGTGGAATCAAAACCGTCATATTCGATAAAAATGACACCTTACGCGAAGGTGCCTTCGATATGACAAAACGAGCACATAACATTGCAACTAAAGCAATAATATTCAATATTGGAACGCTAAGTTTTCGATTATTCGTTATGGATGTTGATTTCGAAGTTGTTTCAGGAGATTGGATGTTTGGATATAATTACAGTGATGGAAAATATGTTATTCACGATTTCTTCACTGTGGATTATACACCACCAACAACTGGTGTATCAACAATTCCACTTGTATCATCATGGCAAAACTTTTCGCGTTTGCCATCAGGTTGCAAAACATTTATGCTCGTTAATCCCAAAACTTCCGCCATTACAACACCAAATGGCAACGAAGGACTACCTACTGTAATGGACACGAAATTTACGACTGCATTTATGCAATTTTTGGACATCAACACACCTGCTGGTCAGTTGTGTAGAATGACAATTATGCAATCAGGCACAGGTCGAGTTGTCGCAACGTTATATTACTCAACTGAATATAAACAGTTGTTTATCTACGCTCCCACAACTGCCACGCAATACGCAGCGTATATCGGTCAGCCCTCCTCGAGTTACGTTATTTCAAATGTAAGTTTTCAATCACCATCAGAAAGCTTTATTTCAACTGACGATTCATCGTGGTCTAACAGACAAGTTACACCATCTCAACGAAAATTCTATCGTTCTCAAATGATGTTAGCTACAGCACTCCAGGCAGGTCTAGGAGCAGTAGGTGGCATTGCATCAGGCATTAACGCAGCAGTCCAACAACAACAGGACTTTAAGCGTCAACAAATGCTACAACAAGAACGTTTGGATTATATGAATCGTTGGAACGAATTGAGTGCAAATACTCAAATGAAGACGAATGAAATAACAAACGCAACAAATTTAGCTATGAATCAAGGTTCAAATTTAACAACTCTACAAGTTTCCCAGGGTAATAATGCAAATGCTTATGCAATTGCTCAGTTGCAAAACGGAAATCGTATTGATTTGGCTAAAATTTCGCAAGATACATCATTAGCAGGTTTTGCTAATCAAAAAGATATTGCGTTAACTCAACAGGCAACACAACTTGGTGCTAAAGCAGTTGATCTGCAAATAGCCCAAGGCAACAATGCAACTACCATTGAAGCAGCAAATATCGCTTCAGAGACTGCAACTGTAGGTAATGTTCTTAACTTTACCGGCGGTTTAGCAAATACAGGAGTAGGCATTGCTAAAGTTGTCACAGACTATCTCCAAGGAGATAAGGAGCGCGAGAACCGACTTGATCAAATTCATGTCAGAGGCGATGAAACGCGCAAAACGATAGACCATAATCTCGCTATGAGAGGAGGAAATATCGCCGCCTCACAATAGGTAAGGTATTTTTATTTTAGTATTTTTTTTTAAAGACCCCTTCCTCACAAATAATCATTATAACCTCTTTTTTGCTTTATTAGGATTAATTTAGTTTTTAGGTTTAAACCCGCGTAGTATGGAGCGTCACGGCACCGCGCCCTCTCCATTAATCAACTCTTTGAAGTTTCTTCTTAGTTCTTCTTCAAAGCAGTAATCGAACTATGTGCTTTTCGTGATCGTTTGTGTGCA